GGATGTTACAGCAGCCCACTGAGAACCGTTGTAGTTTTTAAGTACATTAGTGGATGAGTCGTACCATAGGTCACCATTATTAGGAGATCCGGGTGCACTACCAGAAATAGTATAAATACTAGCAAACGAACTAACATTAGATATGTTGTTACTTACTGTACTTACATCAGATATACTGTTAGCTACAGTAGTGATCTTAACATTGTTATCAGCAGCAGTAGTAATCTTTGTACTTATATCTGCTAATGTTTTGATAGGATCATCTTTTACTGTTATGGTGTTACCCATATTAGCGTGGCTAGTACAGTAGTATATAAATGATGTAGGTTGTGATTCTGGTATTTTTATGGATATTTTTGCACCAGCTTGTCCCTGAGTGCCAGTAACAGTAACATTAGTACTATAAGCACTACCACCGCTTGAGAAACGGAATGGGTGCGAGGCGTTTGATGCATCACTTAAATCAAATGTATATGTCCAGCCTTTGTATAATGTAAGTGCAGGCTTATCTACACCATCAATAATAAATTTACCAGTAGCAGCTGTGACAGTAAATGTTATCTCATCTTCTAAAGCGTCTGCAACTATATCGAGTGAGCCATTAGAGCTACCTGTAGTTACAGCATTAGTAATAAGACCTAGATCTTCTATATATGTTATTGCACCTGATACAATAGCTACATCGTTTAGAACTGACTGAGATGGTGTAATAATAGAGAACGCACTACCAGTATATACCAGTACGTTATCGTTACTACTATCGTACCATAAGTCACCTTCTTGTAGTGATGTACCATCAGCTCTTGTTGTAGGCTGACTTGAGGATATAATATATAAATCCGCAAAGTTATTGATATCTGCTACGTTTGTAGCTGCGGTAGCTAATGCTGATGCGTTGGCTGCAACAGTTGTAACTTCTGTAGCTTTTGGTACTAATCTGTGAAAAGTGTATGTATGTAAGGTGCTTGTAGATTCTACTAAGAATCCAAAGCCTGATCCTATAGCAGAAGGTACTCCTGTTATAGTTACAGTATTACCTGTTCCAGCACCGTTTGCTATTGTAACGGTTGTACCGCTAGGTGTGAGTGTAGCTGTTGTAGCTGCAATACTTAATATAGCTGCTTGTCCTGTAGTACCTTGTGGATTAGTTGCAGGGAAACTGGTCTGGTTAGCGATTGCTATAAAACCACCTACATCATCTATAAGGTCAACAATACGAGCATTGATTGCAGCTGTAGTAGCTACATGTGCGTTTGAGTTAGACCATGTATCACCACTAGCTATAGTTTCAGTAGAATCTTGTCTAAAGTATCTTGCATCAGATTCTGTCTCTGTAAAGTATCTATTATCTAGAGTACCTTCTTCTATCTGTGTAGTAGTTATAGTACCGTTAGCTATCTTACCAGCTTGTATAGTACCATTTGCAATGTGTTGGTTATCTATAGACCCATCAGCATAATGCTCTGAGTCAATAGCGTCGTCTGCTATCTTGGTACCATCAACTGCATCTGCTATAAGCTGAGGTGTACCTACAGAGCCATTAGCTAACTTACTCTGTACTACAGAGTTAGCTTGTAAAGCAAAAACGTCTACAGAGTTATCAGCTAGACTATCAGCATTAACTGCGTTAGTTGCAATGTGTTCATTAGCAATAGCATCGTCTGCTATCTTTGTACCATCTATAATATCAGCTGATAGGTGTTCTCTATCAATAGATCCATCTACGTAGTGTTCTGAATCTATCGAGTTGTCAGCTATCTTAGTACCATTAACAGCGTCAGCTCCTATCTTGTTGACAGTAACTGCACCATTTTGTATCTTAGCTTCTATGACCGCATCGGTAGCTATGTCAGCTGCGGTTATAGTTCCGTCAGCTAGCATAGTACCTGTGACACTACCTGTGTCTCCTGTTGTAACAATCGTACCTGTCACGTTAGGTAGTGTAATTGTTCTATCTGCTGTAGGGTCAGTTACTTGCAGAGTAGTTTCAAAATCATTATCTGTAGCACCTTCAAAGATTATATCGACATCTTCACCTAACTGTAGGTTCTGGGTCATTACACCACCACCTAGTTTATCAAGAAATCGTTGGTTTACCTCTTGTGTAACATACAGGTTTTGTGTAAAGTTATCGTTTAGATCTTGTGATTTGATTGCTGATCCAGCATAAAATGTAGCTGTTAAATCGTCAATACCGGTTTCTCTAAATATTCTGATTTTTACACCATCTTTAGGAGCACCACCAGCTTCTTGTGTAGTGGTGGCTCCTCCAGTAGGTGCCGTGAATTGAATTGTCGTGGCATTATGAAACGAGAAGTTCGTTGTTGTTGCCGCATCGAGACTAACTTTTACGTCCGACGCCTTAAGATATGGGAATGTAAAGGAAAACTGGGTGGTGCTTCCGTTACCGTTGTGATTGTTTTGTGTAACAGCACTCATTTTAGTTACCGTATTCTATTAGTTGTTTTGTCTCTAAATCTTTTTTCTGTATCTCAGCAGCACCTTCTACATCGCCAGCTTCCATACGTTGCTTGGCTTGCTGTGCGTTGTTGATAGATGTTTGTATATGTGGATGTTCACGTAAGTATCTTGCTTCTGCTATTTTTAAAGCATTACGGACCACCTTGTTAAGATCTTTATGTAATGGAAGTAAAGAAGTTTTTAAATCTATTTTATTATCATTTAATTGAATGTTTGAATTTCTAAGTTTCTTCAAAGCTTTAATTTGATCTTGATAATCTGTACGATTCATGATACGTTTTACTTCTTTCCATAGCTCTTGCTCACCTATATATGTATTTATTATTTCTCTATCTTCTGGCTTCCATTCGTATGATCCAGTACTATCCATATTAAGCATACTTAAACCTTTATACTCTATATCTTTTAAGAAGTCTCTCCAATCTTCATTACTTCCGCTAATCTGTATAGGCATTAAAGCATTTAAAGCTTTTAAGTAAGGATTATCAATATCATTAATAGGTTTACCTGTCCATATATCTATCTGATTAGGTAGGGTAGATTTTAGTCCGGGTATTCTATTCTTAATAAATGAAATAATTTCACCATTAATATCTTTTTGTGCAGCGTCTGTAGCATTAGCAATAACACCAAGACCTCCACTAGCTGGAATCCATGATGATAAACTTTGTGATACAAGTCTGTTAAATGCACGTACGTTACCGTTTATAGCATCAAACAAAGGCTCTATACCAGCTAAAGGTGTTTCGTTTAAGAATGTAGCACCGATAGTCCATGCTAGTTTAGACTGCCAGTTTTCTATTAAGTGTTCATCTAAGTCTCTAGCATAAAATGCCATATCACCCATAATAGATAAGATATGCTCAATACCTATAATACCTTTATAACTGACCCATTTATCACCTATACGTATAGTCTTAGGTATGTAACCCATCTGGTCTCTTTGCTTGTTACGTTCGCTTGCATTGTAATGACCATTACCACGAATGTTGCCACCCATAGCATAACCAAATAATGTAGACACAAGTAAGCTACTGAAAGCTAATCTACCTATATATTCTGCTTTTAAGTTTTCAAAGATAACCTGTGCGTTACGCTCTTTAGCAACATCTATACCATGCTCCATGAGAGCTTCAGCTATATCGTCAGCTGTCTTAGCATATATAGTTTTACTATACTTACTAATACCGGGTATTAATGTAATAGGTGTCCATGATGCAGCAGCTCTCATATAGTTAGAAGCTGTACGTGGGAACGCCATAACTTCTTTAAGTATAGGATATGCTGTTGTAGCATCTGTAAGGTAGCTAGCTAGTCCGTCATCTAAGTTTAACTGTATTTCACCAGCCATAGCTTTTAGTGTCTTGTCTTTAATTAAACCATCAGCATCAAACATAGAGTCGTAATGCATCTTCTCTGCTTTAAGTAAAGCTTTCTGTGCTAGATCACCATATGTACTACCAAACTCACTAAACACATCTTCATAAGCTTTAGCTCTAGATAAATAATGTGCTAGGTGTGTACTTGTAAATACGTCAGGAAATACCATAGCAGTCATACCATAACGTAATGCTTTCATACCAGCTATCTGTTTTAATCTAACAGCCGTCTTTAATTGATATGCTCTACCCCAGTTACCATCTATTTCATATAACTTAGCCATGTCTTCCATGATGTCCCAAGCTTTGTCAGTCTTAAATATAAAGTCTTTACGAAACTGTGCCATCATAGCAGTCGGGTCCTTATGCGTCCTTTTCATCATCTGAAACGCATCAGTTAGTGCACGTCTGTTTGTTTCCCAGACAGCACCATTATAATATATAGTACGTTTAATGCCTTCGATATTACCAGTTACAGCATGACCTAGCATAGCTGTCATAGGTCTGAGTAGTAACTGTACACCGTTACCTAGTCCAGCTCTGAACGCAGATATACCAGCCAACATATTATTGTATCGTACACCCCATGCAGCCTTAGCAAACAAATTCATGTTCTTAGGATCGGGACTCTTCAGCATACCTACTGGTGTGATTTGATCTGCTGCCCATTTGTATAGTTTAGCAAGACTATCTACATCACCATTAGTATGTGCATATGCATCAATCAGAGGACGTAGTGCTTCTGGTTTACTTTTACGTAACTCTTTAAGTGTTTTAGTAAATCTTTTGTTTCTAGCGTGTATAGCGTTTTCTGCTGAATTAAACTCTTCTAGTAATATTTCTATACCTTCCTCTGCACTACGAGGTGGTAGCTGGTCAAACCAGTTCTTATTACGTAATGACCAACCAGATAGATATTTGTTAAGTGCATACTCGTCCATCAAGAATTGTAGCTTATCAAGTACAATATCCATAGCACGTGCATCATCTACAAATGGAGCCATGTCAGTAATAGATGCTGCAATCGTAGCAGCTTCTCTACCCAGAGTATCCATAACTCTAGCAGACGCTTTGGTAACATCTCTACCTAAGAATCTATCAACTAAGTCACGCATAGCAAACGCTGCTGCTCTTGCTTGATCTTCGTTAATAACATCAATCTTAAATTTACCAAGCATTAAATTTTTAACATCTCGGTTTTCTAAAAACAATTTTCTTACGTCATCAACTGAGGACATAGGATCTATAATATCCATATAGATACCCCATGCTGCTGCGTTCATTTCTTTCGTACTAAACCTAACACCATCGACAATAGCGTCAAACCTACCAGTCATTCTAGCAGCTTCTCCTACACCCATTACAGCATCACGACTGTTAGAGCCTACCATAAGACCTTTACGTCTCATAGAGTCTGTCATTATAGGTGCTGGATCTCCGGATGATGTACCAGTTTTAATAGCTGTAGTATCTGCCATGTTACGTGCTACGTTACCGGGAGGTACTTGCTGTTTTGCTTTAGCTGCACTATCTAGTAAGTCAGCGTTTAAGTCAGGATCTAGACCTTGGATATTTAGCTCTAGCTGCTCAAAGTTATTAGCAATCTTTCTATCTATAGCTGCTTCAGTTTCAAAATCATTAATAGCAGCTTGACGATTCATTGCTCCGTCAATATCGTCAACACCTAGCTGTGCTTCTAAGTTTAACTTCTCGTTAATAAGTAAATTTTCATTTTGTCTACTTAGGTTTTTACGACCTAGCGATAGCAGTTCATCTATTTCTTGTATACGTATAAGTTTATCAGCATCACCACCAAACTTAAGTACACCTTGCTTGTATTGTTGAGCTAATCCATCTTTAGGATCAAACCAACCCATAACTTGCTTACCATTTTTAACATCAATAAAAGCTCCTATGATACTACCGAATCCAGCAAACGGTGCTGACTCTAGCATGTTCTTTACTTTTCTTATACCGGGGCTATCACTGTCAGCAGTCCTAAACAAGTCAGGCAAAGGTATTCTACCTTTTGGTCCAAATGTCTCGGGAAACATATTACTAAGTTCTGTAGTAATACTGTCCTCTTCTCCTATATCACTTAACGCTAGTACTGTCGCATCAACACCAACTTGTGCCATTAGATCTACAGCTAGTTTTGAGAACCAAGGTTTTGTAAATAATGCACCACCAGCCATTCTAGCATTAACTAGAGCTGATGCTTTTCCACCTAATAATATAGTAGGTAATACAATAGACGATACACGTCTTATCATTTGATGAGTAGGATTATCAAGCATAGTAGCTTTATCATACTTATCATCTATCTTATCAAAACCGGGTATTAGTGTACCAGCAGCATCCATAGCAAAGTCAACTAAACCTAGACCGGGTGCAGATAAACCTTGAAAGTTATTATCCAAACGCTCACCTACAGTTTTAAGTGCGTTAGTCTGGTTGCCTGCCTTTATTCCTTTCTTATAATTATCGTAGGACATACCGTGATATTTTTGATACCACTCCTCTCGCAACTTGTTTCTTTCAGCAAGAACAGACTCATCTTTAGTCAGATAGTTCATTCCTAAAAAACCTTTCTTCTGACCAAAATCCCACCAGTTATCGTACTCGTTTAACATAGCTTCATTATTAGCTTTGTCAGATAAATCTACAGTACTAAAACCTATTTTAGAGTTAAATGGTGCAGCAAAAACTGGTTGTACAGGGACGCTTTGAAATCTAAAATCTGAGTTATAAGTTTGTTCTTCTTTATTTTCTTCAGCCATTAATTTCTCTCCCCTAACATGTTTTTAAGTTTTTCTGCTACCTTGGGATCGACCAAAACTTCCCATGCTGGTACGCCAAAATCTTTTTCTATTTTTTCTATACAAACTCCTAGTGGTTTATCTTTAGGACTAAGACTAGAAGAGCCGGGTCCAAACTTATAGTTGCACCACTCGTCTCCATCCATCATTACAACTCTATCGTAAAATGAAGCATCAAGTAAAGGTTCTAGACTTCTTTTAAATTCACTTAAAGAAAGATTACCTAAATGGTCTTTAATTAAATGATTAATAAGTTCGTTGTCTGTTTCACCAGTTGTAAGAAAATCATACAAATCTTGATCGGATACACCCTGACCAGATACGTTGTAATTTCTTTTAGCATAAGCCACAACTCTGGATAGTTTATCTATTAGTGGTGCATTACGAGCTTCTCTTGAATCGTCAAATATAGTATTATTTTTTCTACTAAGCATGCTATCAATTTCACCTTCTGTAATACCACTAAAGTCTGCACCTGATAATGCAGTGTTAGTAAAGACGACATTACCATTTACTAGCTTGTGTCTAAACTCTCCCCAACCACGTATTTGGTTATTATCAAAGTTACCTAGTGTATCACCATCATAACCCATCATACTTTTAACAAGTTTTATGGTATTACTCCATTTCTCTTTTGGTGTATCACCTTCTGCTTTTAGATAAGTAGCTAGAATAACTCCAGTTAATCTGTCTTCCATACCTGACTGGCTTAAAGTTTTCATCTTACCAGTTACATCGTGTTTTATAACTTCTGCAACCATGGACCTAGATATCTCTTCAATTTTATCATCTAAACCTGTAGCATCTGTTTTAAAATAAGTTGCTAGATCTCCGAAGTTATCTACTATAAATTTTAAGTTCTGATCTTTTGCACTTAGCTCACCTTTGTTATCCATCATTGCGTAAGCTTGTAAAGTTCCAGCTATATCACCAGATCTAAAATTCTGTATAACAGCAGAATGAAAATCTATGTTGTCACCACCAAAACCGATGCTGTTAGCCATAAGTTGGTTAACATATTTATTACCTTTATTACTTTCCCAAACTTTCCAGAACTCACCATCCCATCCCATCTGACCTTTAAAGTCACCATTTTTAATTCTAACTTCTATAGTCTTAGCTTCGGCTTTTAATTTGTCATCGTTAAGTTTAGTTTGAACTTTAAGTTTTTTATTATTTTCTGTTTCCCAAGATTCTAACAACTGCTCTTCAAGCATAGGAAACTTACCAAGTATTCTGTCAGTTTTCTTTTTAGAATTAGGATTAGCACCGGGTATAAGATATCCATATGGGTTATCGTCAGTAACACCTAGTATTTCTTCTTTAAATAAATCAAAGCCAGCTGTGCTTCCTTCACCAGAAGTGTAACGTGGATTTGATAAAGAATTTTCAGCAAACGATACTATAGATGCTCGCATGTTAGGAGACTTATTTAAACTGTACGCTCCATTTTTACCTTTTAATGGTAACTGATGTTGACTGGTTACAGCTTTAATCCATAATGCATTTTTTTGTTTGTTATGAGCTTTTACTGCGTTTTCATAACCAACTGCATCATCTTTATAATTAGCCAAATCAGGTGGATTAGCATTTAAAGCACCTATTTCACTAATAGCTGATTCGACAACATTAGTATGTGTCTCATGCTGATGTCCTAGCTGAAGTTGATTCTGAGCTACTGCACCTTTAGTTCTAAATAACTGTTGTACTTTAAGACCAATCTCTGAGTCAGGTTTGATACCATACTGCTCTAACCATTCTAAAGCACGGTATTGATAATGACTTAGTATATCTTCTTTGTTATATAGTGATCCGTCTCCTGATTTTAAAAACGCATGAAAGTGTGTTTCTAATCCGTCAAAGTTTTTCTTTAGATCTTCAAACAACAGTGTCTTAAGATACGGGTTACGTATTTTTTGTATCTGTGTTAAGTAATCACCAACTTCTTCGTCTCCTCTTTCATACGCTTTATACTGTTCATTTGCTACTCCTATAGTATCAGCCTTTCCTTTTAAAGCATCAAGCATTTGAAAAGACTTTTCCAGAGTACCATCAGCTGACATCTCATTAAACCTTTTTATAGCGTCGGTGTGCCCTAGGTATTTTTCTGTAGCGTTAACTAACTCTTCTGCACTTTTAGCTAGTGAAGGAGCTAGCTTACCCCATGTGGCAGCTAGTTTATCCTGTTCGTCTGCCTGCCTCTGTAAAGATTTAATCTTGGTGTCATAGTTTTGTTTGATAGCTTTCTCACGCATTTTACGTGGTGTTACTACCTCTATTTCTCTTAGCAGTTTTCTATTCTCTGCTTCAGTTTTTGCTTTACTTTCTAATCCAGAAGTAAAAGTTTGAGATTGGATTCGATTTTGTATTTCAAGACGTTCCAGAGCAGAAACCTGTCGGTTGCTCTGATCTTGCATAGCTCGTAAGCCATCGTCCAATCTTCTATTTCTTTGCTTACCACCAGATCCGTAGATCGTGTAGTCTTTAGCTCTTGCCATATTATTAGTTTCCTAATTTAGGAGTTATTTGATTTACAATAGATGTTGCTGTGCCAGCTAAACTTGTTATACTTGTACCCCATACGGCTGCGGCTGCGGCTGATGGAGACGTCATAGCTCCTCGTATCGGTTGTGGTCCAAAGTCGTAATCTTCAAATACCCTTGGATACATGAATTGTGCTTGTGGTGTAGGCAACGGTGCAATAGGCATAGGTAATGTACCGGGGTCTAACATTCTAGCTGCGTAAGCATTTAGATCAGCTACTGACCGGTCTCGAGTAATAGCTCGCATTGTAGCTTGTGACTCTACGGTAGCATTATCTAATGACAAATCTAACATTGTCAAAGTTTGTGCAGCCTTGAGTGCAGCTACTGATGTAAGTTTCTCAGTGGTTCTACCTGTGACACCTCTTGCTCGTATAGCACCCTCGGCTTGTAAAGCTTCTAGGTATGCATCGTTTTGTTCGTATAAGTTTTTAGTTGTTATTTCTTTTAGTTGACGCTTCTCGTTTAGTCGAGCTTCTCGTTCTTCGGCAGCGTTTATACCAAGCTGGTTAACATATATATCTTCAGACTTTGCATACATTCTTTCGTTTGTATCTTGCTGTTGATTACGTATCTGAAGATTATAATTATACGACTGTGCTTGTTGTGCATCTTTATATGCAGCGAGCTGTCCTTCTTGTTCAGCCCGCATCTGTATTTCTTTTACAGCATATTCACGATCAGCAATAGCAGCATCTTTTTGCATCTGCCATGCTTGAACGTCATATTTATACTGTGCATCTACCGCTTCGTTGCGATCTCGTGCTGCCTGTTTGGCTGCATCTGAACTCTTTTTTGCTCCATATAATCCGAGAGCTCCGCCAATGACTGCTCCCAATATAGTCATTTATGACCTCCTGTAAAATCTAGGTGAGTATATTCCTTCCCACATCATAGAGTTAAGAGAAACTGGGAACGGTGTATCATTAAATAATCTTAATGTAAAGTTATCTGTTTTTTGGTGTATAGGTAATGTAAATATAGTATGGTCAGACACAGGTATATCGTTAGCTAAGTATTGATCTGCATTAATAACTGGGTTAAGATTATACCATTCATCAATAAATATAACTATTTTAGATTTGTCAGCTGGTGCAGAGCTAAATGTAATTTTAGGTATAGCTCCTGTAGTATCAATAGTAAATGCTGTAGTTATAACATTATCTACTGTTACTTTTATCTGGTCATTATCTATATAATCTATATCTTCGTTAATCCAGTTAAAAACTGTAGTACTACCATCGCCTGTATACTCTCGTTTACCTTGACGTATACCTTTAGATTTTAATTTAAAACCCATAACTCCTGATAAACCTACAGCAAACTTCATACGAGCTACTGTTAGGTTAGCAGTAAAGTCACTTAGTTTCATATCATTATCTAATCTAAAATATGTTTTAGGTAGTATAACATCAAAATCATATTTATATCCTACTATAACATCACTAGCTATACTTGTCAAGTTTTTAAATGGTACTTTAAAATATGTATTACCACCTTCTACTACACGCTCTGGAGATATAGTAAAACCAGATTCAATAAACTGACCTGTAGCTGTAGTACCTTTAATAATTAACACAGGGGTCAGGTCTGTAGCATCATTGTATGGTATGAAACACTTACTAAAGTTACCAGCTGTGTCAAATGTAACAGAGCTAGCTGTAGCATATAAGTCTATGCATGGATTTAGTCTTTGACCATCATTGTTAACAATAATAGCATCGTCAGGACTCTGACTAAGACTAGCTTTGCTAAGTGTAAACTGTCCACCCTGTTTAGTTACAGCATAAAATTCATCAGAATCTGCTGCTATAGTTTGTACATTACCGGGTGCAAGCCAGTTAAACCATGTCTGTAGTCTAATATCTTTACCTTCTACATACTGTCTAAAAATATATATGTATCTTGAACTCTGTCCTGAGAACGCAATAAACTGGTTCTGAGCACTAGAAATTAATGTGTCAACAGTAGCTGGTATCCATTCGTTTACAACTTTACCTATGTCAGCTACTTGTGGGTTTTCATTTTCTCCACGTGTAACCATAGCAAAGACACGAGTATAACTAGGTGTCTTACTAATAAAGTTAATTGTAGTACCAGTATCAACAGGGTCAATAATCGTATCCATCTCATAGTTAGCTATGGTACGTATCACTGTTTTAGCTGGTGTTAGTATACCATCCTGAGCTCCCATAAGAAACTGTTGGTTAGCACTAAATAATACTAAACCTTGAGTAGATGGTAATACACTATGAAGTGCAACCGGCTTAACTGTACTAGCACTTATATCAATAGGATCTGAGTCTGTGATAGTCTGTGCAGATGTATGATAAAAATTAAAAAACTTAGCTGACTGACTCATAGATACAGTGTCAGCAGATAAGAAGCCTAGTCTATTGTTATGAAAGAAGGATTGAGTTATCTTACCAGTTACAAAAGAGGGATGAGCATTAGTCTCGTCATCACCTACTTCTCTAGCATCATATGTTATACGTTCAAACACAAAAGTATTAACCGCAGTATTTCTTAACTGGTGCGGCATGGTAGAATTGTCAAGACCTGTAGATTTATCAGGAGCTAGAGTTTCTTTAAAGTACCCCGGTCCAGATGTGCCGTCGTTAGCTACATATTTAAGATAATAAGATGATGTCAGTGCACCACTGTTAATAATCTTAACTGTGTGGTTATGAACTGTCTCGCTTGGTAACTCATCTAATGTAGCAACTTGATCTTGAAATGCTGTCAGCTGATTAGCAAATGGTCCACCTGATCCTGTAAGTGTAAAAGATGCATTACGTGTTAAACGTATATTATCTTTTAACTTAGTAGTAGTCAAGCCAGATATATTTAAATTATCTATAGCAGTTTTTATTTTTGTTAATGCATCAGAGTATGTGTCATCACTATCTGTAGTAACTGTCCATGATTGTCCAGCTACTGAGCCACTGTATGTAGTATCATTAGATACACCACTTATTTTGTATGTACCTTGTCTGTTAGCATTGAATGTAGGGTCAGCTGTTTTAGCTACAACCTTAGTCTTATTTGTAATTATAGATTTGTCTTGTATAGTAAGTACATCATAATCTGTACGTCCTCCTGTAAGGTACGCCTGTGCCCCTGTACCGTACGTTACATTAGCTGCGGCAAAGGTTACAGCGTTCCATATAGCAATCGCTCCTGTAGAGCCTCCTGACGCTGGTGTGATGCACCCTATATATTTTTCTGTGTCGGTTCTAGATATAAAGAACCACTTAGAGTTGTCATATGTAGTGCCAGTACCTAGATTTCCTATGTGCTGAAACCC